GCTACAAGGGATGAAAAGTTTATTCCTCATCCTGCCACATGGCTTAACGACCAACGTTGGAATGACGAAACTATGGTCTCCAATACGCCTAATTTTCCTTTTGGAAAGAGAATACTATGATCGGCGAATTCTTAAACAAGCTGGAAAAGGTTCAAGGCAAACGTGGTCATTGGGTAGCCTGTTGTCCAGCGCATGAGGATAAGCGTCCTAGCCTAGCGATTACCGAGACTGATGATGGCAGGATTCTGCTGAAATGTTTTGCTGGTTGTTCGGCTTACGAAGTGGTTTCAGCAGTAGGCATGGACTTGACTGATCTGTTTCCTAAAGATCAATCTTTTATGCCTAGCGAAACGAATAAACCTGTCCGTAGACCTTTCTATGCCACAGACCTAATGAAAATAATCCAATTTGAAGCCCTTATTACGTCCATAGCGGCGTTTGATATGGCTGAGGGTAGGCAGGTATCAGACGGTGATAAAAAACGGCTTAAAACGGCTTTTACGCGAATTAACGAAGCGGTAAGTTATTTATAGGAGGAAACATGAGGATGAAGGCATTTCCTACGTTGAAGGATAACGGTCACATAACGACTCAGGATGGCATGGATTTGCGCGACTATTTTGCGGCTAAAGCGATGCAAGGAATATTAAATTGGTGCGAAAAAGGTTCAACTGTTGATAGTTTAGAACTTGGTGAAATGGCTTACAAAATTGCTGATGCCATGATGGAAGCGAGAAAAGATGACTGAATCTAAGCTGATTGAGTTAGGCTTCTCTGAAGTAACGCCGGGGTTTTGGGTAGGTAGCGTATTTGCTTTGCATAAACTTTACGAACTAGGGAGACGAGATGAGTCTGGAGCAAAGAGCAGCGGAGTTAGACGAAGCGAGACGGTTGAGGATAATCAAGTCTGATTCCATCGATGTAGAGAAGTATCTACATTCCAACGATGTAACGATTAAGGTCAAACAGGCTAGAGACTTCCTCGATGATATTAAGGAAAGCTATCTAAGTACCGCTAGAGATGCAAAAATTGTATTACCGTGGAGCAAGACACACGATTCCTTTGCGTTTAGACCGGGAGAGGTAACGGTTTACGCAGGTTCTAACGGTGGTGGTAAGTCGCTGTTGACCGGACAAATAGCTCTGCACCTAGTGAAGCAGAACCAGAAGGTCTGTATCGCGTCGTTTGAGATGAAGCCTGTCAAGACGATTGAGAGAATGTTGCGACAGTTCTCAGGAGAATTTATTGATGATCCGCTGGTATCAGACCGAGAGGCTTACATCACGAAGATTCTGACTCGGATGGATAAGTTTACAGTTGACCATCTTTATCTTTACGATCAGCAGGGAACGACTAGCCCGGACAAAGTAATCGCTATGGCTAGGTATTGCGCGATGGAACTAGGCGTACAGCATATCTTTATCGATTCCCTGATGAAGTGCGTCAAGAACGAGGATGATTTTAACGGACAGAAGAACTTTATCGATGAGCTAACGGCATTGGCTAGAGATCATAACGTCCATATTCACCTAGTCCACCATATTCGGAAACAGGCTTCAGACGAGGTAACTCCAAATAAAAACGACTTGAAAGGCTCTGGCTCCATTAGCGATCAGGTTGATAACGTCTTTCTTGTGTGGCGCAACAAGAAGAAGGAAAACCAGAGAAACCGTGGCGAGACTGTGGACGAATCACAGGGTGATACGTTTTTAATGAACGAGAAGCAGCGTAACGGAGAGGCTCAGGAGTGGTATCAGCTTTGGTATCACCAAGCTAGCCAGCAGTTTGTTGAATCGGCAGGATCAAGACCACAGGACTTTGATAACAATGGACGTTTTAGAGACTGAAAGACATCGATGCGAGGTTAGGCAGGTCTTAGCGTGGAGGACAGCAGACAGGGATTCGGCGTTAAAGTACCTGAGCGTTGTTAGGCAGAAACGTGGGCATAAGGCGGCTGACCAGTTAGAGACTGACTGTAAAACTCAATGGGGATTAGGGAACCGAGGCAAGAAAGGGGATTGGCGTGGATAGAGATGACATTATCCGCATGGCTAGGGAGTCTGGAATATCTAAGCCGTGGGATCAGGAGCCTGTGAAATGGGAAACGCTTGAACGCTTTGCCAAGTTAGTTTCTTCCCATGAAAAGAAAAAACTTACTGATTGGATGGATAAACGTGGGTATTCAGCGAAACATTCAAATTCAATGGAAAGTTTGCTGGTATCGCTTGATGTCTTAATTATTGAGAAATGGAATGATTCTTTAGCTAAAAGTGCAGCAATCGAACGCGAGGAATGTATAAAAATTTGCAAAAATTTAGTTAAAGAGTATGGCGCAAAGAAACAAGTTGGAAACGAGATTGCTGCGGCTATTCGAATGAGGGATGGAAATGGTCTTTAAGCGAGTAGATTCTACGCAGACGCAGATCGTCAAGGAACTCAGACGGGTAGGCATGGATGTCCAGCATTTGCATGGGGTAGGTCAAGGCTGTCCGGATATTCTGGTCGGATACAGGGGCAAGAACATTTTGTTAGAAATAAAGAAAGACGAGAAAGCCAAGCTGACACCGGATCAGGTTATCTGGCACTCAGTCTGGAAGGGTCAGGTAGCGGTAGTGTCGAATCCACAGGCTGCGATTAAGGCTGTAAGGATTGCCTGTTCGGAAACTATTGAAGAATGATTCTTGATAGAAATATTTATGTTGCGGTCTGGAATCAGTTTAGCTATAGTTACTTCACAGCAGCACAATATTAATTAACTAGGAGCTGACCATGATTATCGAACTTTATCTGTATCACAATCCAGCAAGCCAGTATTCGCGTGAGTATTGGGCTGCGGAATCTAGCCAGATTCTTATCAATACAAACTGCCGTGAATTAGCTGGTACGCCGATTGAGTTTCTGGCTGACACTAAGAACGGTGTAATTGCTCAAGTTATTTCCTACCTGCAAGCTAAAGGTTTGTCAGGCAAACTTAGAATTAAGTAACCAAATTTTTTAACTTACGCTATACTTTGGACATCTATGTGCGGTCATAGACAAACATCAAAGCCCTTTAGCTTTGGTTCTCACCTCTTAAATGGGGAACGTGACCGCACACGGAGAGCCAAACCTAGAGGGCTTTTTTATTTAGGTCGTACTGATCGCGTTAGTAATGAACCCATGTTCGGGGTTGCTATCAAGAAAACCGGATGCGCTATATTGATAGGGCGGCGCAGCAGACTAGCTACAGGTACTTGCACAAACAGGGCAGAACGGTTGATAAACGGGTGGGCTACGATACAGTCGCCTTGGAAGAAGAATGTAGCCGCGAGAGCGAATGGTATCCATCAGGATGCTAGAAGGTGGTTAAAGATCAACCCCTCGCCCTATCCTATTGTCTAAAGGAATATGATTTCAATATGGAAACGATAAATCCTCATAAGGCAATTAACTTCATGATGGAGAACGCCAAAGCCTATGCTCAAGCTAAGGCTGAGGTGACTTACCTAGAGCAGTATCGGAAGTCTAAGAAGGCTATTCTTTTTGCTAGTGCTATGGGGAATACGATTGCTGACAAAGAATCCTACGCCTACAGCCATCCAGAATACTTAGAGCTACTAGAAGGGCTTAAGGAGGCTGTAGAGGAGGCTGAGAGGCTGAGATGGATGCTGGTAGCAGCACAGGCTAGGATCGATGTCTGGAGGTCGCAGGAGGCTTCTAATCGTGGTTTAGACCGGAATACTCAATAGGAGGAAATATGAACGAGATAGATGATTCCAACTTGGCACAATGCTGCTCCTGTGGATTTGTAGACTATTGGGATGAGATTCCCGGTGGTCATTGCGCTGTAAGTGGCGAGAGTATGTATTACTGCCCTAGCTGCGATGAGGTGGATAATATGGCTGACTACACGGTAGAGAGGGCTGCTAGGTTCAATAGATTCTGTTGCGATGGGGAATGTAATCAGGGGCGTGATTGTGTGGATGCAGTTAAGCTAGATACGCGAGGCAATGTATGACACCATTAAAACTAGCTGAAGGGCTGACGGAAGAACTGTTAGAGGTTATTCATCGTTACGATGATTCGATGCCTGTTGCAACGGTATTAGGCGTACTAGAAATCATCAAAGTTGGACTAATCATAAGCCATACTGAAGATGAAGATTAAAAATCATCCAACTAAATGTTTCTTATTGTGCATTTGCATTAGCGGAGTTGCTGTTTGTGCGCTGCTTGGCTGGCAGGATGGTGTTTATCTATGCGCTGGCGGTAGCTGCGCTGCTTTGGTAGGAGAGTTTGATGACTGACCGAGAACTGATGCAGCAAGCGTTGGATGCGTTGGAAGAATACTGCGAACAAGGCGTATTACTACGTCCAATAGAACGACGAGAAGCACTCCGCGCCCGACTAGCGCAGCCAGAACGCGCATGGCAAGGGCTGACGGATGAGGAGCGAGAAGAAGCAACAGGCTGGTCTGTTGAACATATCGAAGCCAAGCTGAAGGAAAAGAATGGTTTTTAGAAATAAAAAGCTCTTAGAGATACTAAGAAACTTCCCTTGCCAGCATTGTGGAAAGCAGGATGGAACAGTAGTCGCAGCCCATTCAAATCAGTTGCGAGATGGTAAAGGAAAAGGTATAAAGGCTAGTGATTACAGGGTCGCTAGCCTTTGTTTTATGTGCCATGCGGAACTCGATCAGGGTAAGAATCTAAGTAAAGCAGAGCGTCTGGAAATGTGGGAAGAAGCGCATAGAAAGACGATAGGTTTACTTTTTGACAATGGACATTTACAGGTGATCCTATGAAAAAGATGTCGAAGATGCAGAAGAAGGTTGGCTCTGTGATGAAAGAGTACAAAGAGGGAACTTTGCACTCTGGCAAGGGCGGCAAAGTAGTTAAATCACGGGATCAGGCGGTTGCTATTGCAATGTCAGAAGGGCGTAAAGCCTCGAAGGGTAAGAAATGAAGCCCGGACTCTATGCCAATATCCATGCCAAACGTAAGCGTATAGAAGCTGGCAGCAAGGAAAAGATGCGTAAGCCGGGATCAGAAGGTGCGCCTACTGCTAAAGCCTTCAAACAATCCGCTAAGACTGCAAAGGGGAACAAGAAATGATGAAGAACGGTAAGAAGATGTCCGACAAGGAATTGCTAAAGCAGTATCTTGAGGACGAAAAAGAAAAGAAAAAGAACGGTGTGAATGAGATAGAGATTGAAATCAAAATCCCTATGGGCAAAAAGAAGGGCAAGAAGAATGGCGATTAAGCGTGGTTCTGAGGAGTTTGCTGGCTATAACAAGCCTAAGCGGACTCCTAGCCATCCTACGAAAAGCCATGCTGTTCTCGCCAAGCAGGGGGAGCAGGTCAAGTTGATTCGATTCGGTCAGCAGGGTGTGTCAGGTTCTCCGTCGCGGGAAGGTGAGTCCAAGTCTGAGGAAGCCCGTCGAAAGTCGTTCAAGGCTCGTCACGCCGAGAATATCCAGAAGGGCAAGATGTCTGCTGCGTATTGGGCAAACAAGGTTAAGTGGTGAGCCATCAGAGCCAGCTAGACTTTGTAGCGATGGTAAAGCGTCGCTTCCCGCAATTCTTTTTCGATAAGAAAGTCCTAGAGGTAGGCAGTCTAGACATTAACGGTTCAGTCCGTCAGTTCTTTGATAACTGCGAGTATCTAGGTGTTGATTTAGGCGAGGGCAAGGGAGTTGACCTTGTTGCCAAGGGAGAGGAGCTAGACTTCCCTGACAAGAGTTTCAACGTAGCAATATCCTGTGAGTGTTTCGAGCATAATCCTGAGTGGGTTAAGACGTTCGAGAACATGGCTAGGATGGCTTCAGGGATCGTCATTATGACCTGTGCTACGACTGGCAGGGCAGAGCATGGAACAAGGCGTACAAGTCCACAGGATGCGCCATTTTGCGGTGATTACTACAGGAACCTAACGGAACAGGACTTTCTGGAGAACTGCGACATGGACAGGTTCCTACATTACGAGTTCAGCAGTAACTCTAATCCAGCAGACCTATATTTTTGGGGCTTATGCAAGCCATAGTCATATG